GGCCGTGGTCTTGGCGCTCTACCACCTGTACAGGCCCACGCCGGCGCAGGCCACGGCCAGGTATCTCGCCAAGGCCACGGCCAGGTATCTCGCCAAATCGAAGCAAGGCGCGCGGGCTCTCATTGCCATTTTCTTTGTCGCCAGCATGCTGGCGCTCGGGACGGCGGGCTGCGCGCATCCAGGGTACAAACAGGCAAACGGGGTTTATGCGGTCACGATCAGCGCGGAGCTAAACGACCCGAAGTGGTATGCCCAGTACTACAGCGACGGCACAACGCCGGCCGTGAAAATGGAACTCAGGAACCGCCTCATCAATTACTGCATCTGGCTTGCGGATAAGGACTTTAACCGATACGCGGACAGGTTCAGCAACGGGCAGGCCTGGGTGAATACCGCGGCCGATTGGGCCAGCCTGGCGCTGACCGGCGCGAGCGCGGTGGGCTCGCCGGCGTACCTCTACGGCCAAATCGCGATGGGCATTCAGGGCGCTCATTCTGCCTACGGAAAAGACGCCTTGGATCAGCAGCCGCGGTCGGCCATTTTGCTCCGAATGGATGCGCTAAGGCAGGAGAAACTGGCAGAAATTTATTCAAGCGAACTTGCTCCGGACGACCAGTATTCCCTGATCCAAGGCCTGATCGACGTTCAGCAGTACGCGAGCGATGGAACGGTCCGCGCTGCCCTCGAAGCGATCGCGGAAGATGCTTCGACCAGTAAACAGAACGCAAGAGTGGCGCTAAAAGCGCTCAGAAAATAGGACCGTGTGCTCGATCACGCGAAGATGAAACTGGGCCGGCGCTCGATCCGGCATGATGACCGCACCCTGCAGCTCGCCCGCTACCTGGAGGCGCTCCCACCGCCGCCCCTGGCTGTCGACTGGACGAAGGGAATCAAGTCTTTCGGGATGATGCTTAATGGGCCCGCCCCCGGCAATCCGCCCGACGCGCCGGACGGCCTCGGCGATTGCACGATCGCCGGCTGCGCGCACGCCGTGCAGATCTGGACGACGAACCTCGGGCTCACGGTCACCGTCTCCAATCGGGTGATCGAGCAGTTTTATGAGGAATGGTGCGGTTATCGGCCAGCGGATCCATCGACCGATCAGGGCGGCGTGGAACTCGACGTTCTCAATTCCTGGCGGCAGGGGGGTTTTGCCGGCCATATTCTCACCGGCTTCGCGGATTCGCATCCTGCCAATATTCGGGCGGTCCGGCAGGCGATCGACCTCTTTGGCGGCGTCTACATCGGTCTGTCGCTACCCGTGACCGCGCAGGATCAGCCGGTGTGGGATGTAACCGATCTGGCCGACCCGAACGCCGCCCCTGGCAGCTGGGGCGGTCATTGCGTCTTTGTTCCGAAGTACGACCAGAAGGGCTTCACTTGCATCACCTGGGGCGTTCCGCAGGAAATGACCCTGGCTTTTTGGTTTGAGTACTGCGATGAAGCGCACGCGCTGCTCAGTAAAGACTGGCTGGGCGCTAAGGGCTCTCCCTCTGGGTTCAATATGGCCCAGCTGCAGGCCGACCTTCAACGGGTAACCAGTTAGCCAAATTCGCCGGTATGACCATGGAAAAATCTCCCAATTCTGCGGAGCCCGTTAAAAGACGCGGCGCACCCAAAAAAGTGCTGAATGCAGGCATGATCCAGATCATGGCGATGAAGGGGCTCACTCAGGAAGACATCGCCGCGGTACTTGGTTGCTCGGCAGATACGATCTACAGAAACTACGCGGGCGCCTTCGCCATCGGTCGGCAGAAGTGTATGTCCTCGCTGCGTAGGAAGCAGTTCGAAATGGCGATGAAGGGGGATCGAACTATGCTGGTGTGGCTGGGTAAAAACTTGCTGGGTCAGAAGGATCGCCATGAGCTCACCGGCAAAGATGACAGTCCCTTGATGCCCGAGGTCGACCGCGAGGAACTCATTGGGAAGCTACTCGGTACTGGATCAACTCCGACAGCAAAAGGAATTCAGTAAGCGTCTAGCCAGGCTTTCCCACCAGGAGCTCTACGCGCTGCGCTTCGACTGGCAGCTAGCTGCGCGGCCAAATCAGTTACCGGCGGCGTGGGATTGGGCTACATGGCTCGTGCTTGCTGGCCGTGGTTATGGGAAGACGCGCGTCGGCGCCGAAATGGCGCGCGGTTGGATCAAGGCGGGCTTCAACCACGTAAACATGGTGGCACCGACGGCCGACGATTTGCGCGATGTGATGGTCGAGGGCGAATCCGGCATTCTGGCCGTTTGCCCGCGTCAGGAGCGGCCTGTTTATCGCGTGAGCAAGCGCCGGCTCGATTGGCCAAACGGCGCGCGATCGCTGCTCTTCACAGCTCAGGAACCGGATCGGCTTCGCGGTAAGCAACATTCAAAGCTCTGGTGCGACGAACCGGCGAGCTGGCAGTACGACATGGACGCCTGGGACCAGGCGCAGTTCGGACTCCGGCTGGGCACCAACCCACAGACCATCGCGACGACGACGCCCAGGCCGACCAAGCTGATTCGAATGCTGGTCGCCGCGAGCCAGGGTGAAACAGCGACCGTCGCCGTCACTCGGGGCACGACCTATGAAAACCGTTCAAACCTGGCTCCGGGCTTTTATTCGAAGATCATCACGAGATACGAAAACACTCGTCTCGGCCGGCAGGAATTGCTCGCGGAGATCCTCGATGACAATCCGGATGCGTTGTTCAAGATGACCGATATTGAAGGCGCGCGGGTCACCAAATTGCCACCCCTCAGCCGGATCGTGGTGGCCATGGATCCGGCTACGACCTCAAACGAGGAATCGGACGAATGGGGCATCATCGCTGCTGGCCAGGATGATCGCGATCCGGCCCACTTTTATATTCTGGCCGATGAGAGCGGCATTTACACACCTGACCAGGCCGCAAAGCAGGCGGTGGGGCTTTATCACCGTCTGAGCGGGGATCGACTGGTGGGCGAGGCCAACAATGGCGGCGACATGATCGAGGCTCTGATTCGTCACCAGGACGCCAACGTCAGTTACAAAAAAGTGACGGCCAGCCGCGGCAAGATTACGCGCGCCGAGCCTGTTTCCGCTCTTTACGAACAGCACCGGGTTCATCATCACGGTATGTTCGCGAAGCTCGAAGATCAGGCAACCACGTGGAACCCGAAGACCGATAAGAACTCGCCCGATAGGATGGATGCGATGGTCTGGGCAATGACGGAACTGGCAGAAGGATCGAGCGGCTGGGCTGGCTTCGTAAAGGACGAGGGCTCGAAATCCCCCGAGGCCCCGAGGGCGCCGCGGGTGAACGTTGAGGGCGGCAACCGGGACAAATGCGAGTGCGGATCCGTGGTCTGCGCCCTCTAGCTTAAGCGGTGGTAAGCTGTGGAAAGCCGATGATTATTTGGGCTGAAATCCCGGCCATGCTTGCGGCGACTCCCGATGACGCGCTCGAGCGGATGAAGGCGGTCTGCCGGGCGCACTACCGGAAATACGAACGTGGCCCAGAGCAGGAGCGCCTTGACGCCCAGAAAATGTTCGATATGATTAAGGCCGAGCAGCGGCGGCGTCTCCTGGCACCGGCGCGGACTGCGTTGATCCAATGAGTGCTGTCATTCTCACCGAGCAAGACATTCGAGCATGCCCTTTCTGCGGGAATATTTCCGCATCGGTAACAGCTGAGGGAGAAAGCTCCCCGCGGGCGTATTTCGTGCAATGCGCGGCATGCTGGGCATGTGGACCTGCGGCGGGACAAGAATGCTATGACCGGGAGCGTGATAAGGCGCAACGAAGCAAGGCTATAGCCGCATGGAATGAACGATGCCACGATTGATTGTCACTGAAGATCTGCCGGACTGCCCGCGGTGTGCCGCGCCGGCCGTAAAGACCGGCGACCGCGATCGCCAGTGCAACTCCTGCGGGCTAACATGGGAGCGCGTCACCCAGGACGACGAACTGGACGCCGAGGCCGAGCGGCTGGTGCGCAGCCGGGGGTGGAACGAGGAGCGCGGGCGCGCGAAGTCGATCGGCAAATTTCAATCGAGGTGGTAAATGCACAAACGGAAAGCCAGCACGAAACGGTTCGAACGGATGAATGCCCAGCGAGAGAAAGCGGTCCTTTGGCTCCGGCGGGAGATGATCAACGCAGCCTGGGCCGCCGGCCAGTCGGGCTTTGCGGTCCAGATACGGATGGGCAGCCGGTTCTCGGATGCGGCCACCGGCACGGTTGGGCTGCGCGAAGCACGGCCGAGGGCGCGCTGATGCAGAAACCAGGGGAACTTCAGAAACCCGTCAAGGCCGGCGCGCTGCGTAAGGATGTGCCGGCGTGCTCTGGATGTCACGCCTCGCCTGGGTTTCCCCATGCTCCCGGTTGCACGTGGAAGATTGCGACGGGCGCACTTCAGAAGCAGGGACGCTGATGGCGCGCCGCAGCATAGCCAAGACGCCGGGCTCGTCGGCGACGGCGTGCCGGCCTGGGCTCACCCGGAACTCGCAGACGCTCTGTACGGCCTGCCAGCGTCGAGTCCAGTGGAACGGCGATCGTTGGATCCACCTCACCATCTATGCCCGCGGCATGCACGACGCCTTTCCGGACTTCGACCTAGTGGTCGAATCGGACGACCCGTGGCAGGCTGAGAAGCTGGTGCTCATGGAAGCGGAGGCATGATGCTCGCGGTCGCTAAGGAAAGAGCCATGAGGTCCGCTTGATGCTCGTTGCGGTTTTTGACGTTGCGGCTGGCCTGGTGGCCTTGGCCATTTTGCTTTACGCCGGCGCGCGCTGGGCCACCGGGAAGGGGCTGGCTGCCTTCGTTCTCTGGCTGATCCGCCGGTTCCCAATCCTGAGCGCCGACTACCGCGCGCGGCGGGTGAGGCGCCGGCAGATCTGCCCGGCGTGCGGCAATTCCGAGAAAGTAACAATTCGGTGCGACTCTTCCACAGGGCAGGTTATTTGCCAGTGTCCGACGTGCATGGCGATGTGGGCTTATAATCCAGTCGTGCGACCGGACGTGTGGGCGAAACTGCCCAAAGTGGAGGAGTAGCGTATGTCAGAAGAGCACGTTTTGATCAGGTCAGAGCGACTCCTAGAGCAACTTCTCCGCGAAATGCGTGCCGTATTGCGCGAGGTCCGCGCAATCAGGCGCGAGGTCGCTCCGCACAAATTCACCTTGCAACTAACTCTGTATACAGGAGATGGTATGTCCTCACCAGTACTTCCGATCACTTCACTTCCGCTCGGCGGCAGCGCGCAACTCGTTGCCCAGCTTCTCGAAAACGGCGCCCCGTATGTGGCGCCCGCAGGAGCCCCACCCTACACCTTCTCTCCATCGGTCAGCTCGGACGACGCGAACATCACGATTGCGCCGGCAGCGATCGACGTGACCGGCGGTCAGGTTCCGCTGGTCCAGCAGTTCCTGATCACCGACTCGGCGAATGACGCCGTCGGCACCCCCGACGACATCACCGTCACGGCCATCGCCCCCGACGGGAGCACGGTGACCGAGACCGTCGCTTTCACGATCGGCGATGCGAACCCCGTGAACACGTTCGGCCTGTCGCTGGCTTTCTATCCAGCCCCCGGCGCCGTGGCTGCGGCAAAGGTCAGGAAGTAAACTGGCCTCACCCCGTGCAATAGGAGGAGACCGGAGAGATGAGCACCAGCCTTGTCAAAACGATTGTTGATGCTTTCTCTCCGGTTTTTCGCCCTGCTGGCAATCTGATCGACGGGGTCCAGCCCGGCTCCTGGGCGAGCCCTCAGAATCCCATTCGACCCACGCTCCAGCTCGGCGTCGGGCTCCGGCAGTGGGACTTCACGCCTGGCATCAACCTGCAGTTCACTCCTCGCGGCGACGTCGCGATCAAGTTCCCCCAGCTCTGGAACGTCTCGAACTCCTTCGATCTCTGCCGGCTGATGATCGAGACCCGGAAGGACCAGGTGGTAAACCGCCCCTGGGCTATCCGAGTCAAAGCGCAGCCTGGTGAAACGAAGAAGGCCGCAGCCGATCGCAATCTGAAAAATGCTAACGTCGCCAAGGTCACGAGCCTGCTGAAGTTCCCCGACGGCGTGCACAGCTTCGACCTTTGGATCCGGATGTGGCTCGAGGAACTCCTGGTCTTTGACGCCCCGACCATCTATCCTATGAAATCAATCGGCGGCGACGTGCTCTCTCTGCGCCTGGTCTCGGGTGCTACCATCACGCCTCTCCTCGACCAGTTCGGCTTTATCCCCCAGCCCCCCTCGCCGGCCTACCAGCAGATCATTCTGGGGATCCCCACAGCCAACGTCGCCGCCTCGGCTGCCGAGAAGAAGTACTCGGTCGACCAGCTCATTTACTCGCCGCGGAATCCTCGGGTCAACTCCCGCTGGGGCTTCGGGCCGGTGGAGCAGATCATCACGACGCTCTCGATCGGCGCGAACCGCCAGCAGTTCTTGCGCGATTACTACGTTTCCGGCAACGTTCCCGAGGGCCTGCTGCCCATGCCGGACGGCTGGACAGCCCAGCAGATCAAGGACTTTCAAAAGTGGTTCGATTCCATGCTGGCCGGCAACCTGAAAATGAAGCGCCGGATGATCATGGTCCCAGACGCGAAGCACGAGCCCGTGATGACCAAGCACGAGGCGCTGACCGACGTCACTGACGACTACCTGATCCGGGTGGTTGCGTACGCCTTTTCGATCTCGCCGCAGAACCTGATCAAACAGGTCAACCGGGGCACCGCGAAGGAATCCTCGGATGTCGCCCAAATCGAGGGGCTTGAACCCTACCTGAAGCACATCGAGAACGTCATAAACGGCCAGGTGATCGAGCGCCAGATGAAGCTCGACGACGTCGAGTTCGCGTTCCTGGACGAGCGGGAAATGGATCCCGTGAAGCAGGCCACGGTTGACGGCATTTATCTCAAGAACCTGGCCTATAGCATCAACGAGATCCGGGAAGCCCGCGGCGACGATCCACGGCCCGAGGCACAGGCCAATGAGCTCGGAACCATGACGGCCACCGGTTGGATGTCCATCGCGCAGGCGCCAGCTGCGAAGCCTGGGGCTGGGCCCGGAGAAGATGAGGACGAGGACGAGCCCCCGATTGATGCCGCGCGGCCGGCCAAGGTCCGGAAGATCGCCGCCATGAAGGCCCGTGCTGGGGATCTGACCCCCCGCAGCCGGCAGGCCAGGAACGACTTCGCGCGCCAGTTGAAGAAGTTCCTGGCTGATCAGAAGATGCGGATCTCGAAAAAGGCTGCGCAGGAGTTCGGCGCTTACCTAAAGGTTTCACGTGGAACGCTTTATAAAGACGCGGATTCGACTGAGGATCGCGACCGTCGGCTGGCCGAACTGATTTCTCTGCTCGGCTGGGATTACGAGACGCTCTATGGGCTCTCGGCGCCCTACCTCGAGGTCGCCGCCCAGGAAGGTGTGCACGCCGGCGCCTACCAGGCCGCGGCGAACCTGGGGGCCTCACTCCAGAGCACGCTGGCCGACGCGCTGCCGAAGGCAAAGCAGGCCGCGGACGAGCGCGCAGCCCAGATGGTCGGCTTTGATCTTGAGGAGGACGGCTCGCTCACGGAAGCCACGGCGCCAGCCTGGGCGATCTCAACCACCGCGAAGGACAGCGTACTGGCGACCTTGAAGCAGGCCGTCGCCGAGGACTGGACGCCCCAGCAGCTCGAGGCGGTGCTTCAGGCCAGTGTGGTCTGGACGCCCGAGCACGGGGAACTGATCGCCGACAATGAAATCGCCCGGCAGCAAACGTTCGGCCACCTCAACGCGTGGCTGACCTCGGGAATGGTCCTCGAATACCAATGGACGGTCATGGACCTCGGATGCTGCCCGCTGTGCGCCAGCTTTGCGATGCTCGGTCCGGTCCCAGCCGGCTACGAGTTTGCCCCCATGATCTACGCGCCTGGTGCGCACCCTGCCTGCCGTTGCTGGTTGACGGTCACGAAGATCGCCGGAGAGGACTAATGGCTGCTCCCAAAGCCCTGCACGTTGTCGAAACCTGTCTTGTGAAGGATGTCGAGACCACCATCGATCGGTTGGACGAGGCTGATTACGAACTTCACGCCATGAGCTCGCACCAGGTGGGCTCTGGCTTCGGGGCCTTTGTGGAGGCGCTCCTGGTCTTTCGGTTGCGCGCGTCGGAAGCCAAGAACGGCAACGGCAATGGCAACGGTCACCGCCGAAAGATGATTACCCCTATCCTATCCCCCAAAAAAGGCGCTTGACACAAGCAACGCCGGACGGTGGTTGATGGAACCGACAGAAAACAAACAACAACAAAGGTCGCTGACTTTCAACGAGGACGGGTCGATCGACCCTGCCCAGCTCGAGGGCATGCCCCAGGACCTGATCGATCGGGTCACGGATCCGGAGTTTCGGGAGCGCGCTCGGGTGGCAATCCTTGCCGAGAAGGCGCGCGCTTCGTTCTACCGCGGTGCCAGGGTGATTCGGGATCAGGCCGCAGCCGAGGCGGTCAGTCGGCGCCCCCGAGGCGTCAGTGGGCGGCAACGAAAGCGCCTGCGGCGGATCGCCCGCCAAATGGGCGTTTAATGCCCCGTGCTACGATTTACTTCGAAGCGGGAGGCATTCCCAATGCAGCAGATCAACTTTCGGGCTCCGAACCCAGCGCAGGCCGGTGATCGTCTTTCCTCAATTCAGACCGCCGTCTATCTGGACGAGGTCAACCATCACGCC